CAGCCCACTTCACCTCATCCAGCTTATCGTCTTTCACGAAAGCCTGGTGATCAAGCTGTTTCCGAACCTTGGGACGAAGCCTCTCGGGGATATTGGCCAGCTTCTTGTCGAGAATGCCGTCCGCAGAAGCTTTGATTTCCTTCTCGGTACGAAGGGCGTCATTCTTCTCCAAACGAACCATTCTCTCAGACAGCTTCGTTTTGTCCGCAGCCAACTGCTCCTTTTCGGCCGTCAATACCATGATCTTTGCTTCGAGGCTTGTTCTCTCAGTGGCAAAAGCGTCGGTCGCTTCAGTCTTTCCAAGAGCTATAACCTCTTTGTAAAGATCCGGATGTTCAGCCTTCAGTTTTGCCAGATCCATGTTAACCTCCTCTTTACCTTCTTTGATTTGTGTGCTTTCGATTTCCAACGCCACTTCTTCGTTTTCGGACATGGCTGCCGACTTTGTGTTCGCATCTGCACCGAATGTACAAACGGAACACTCTTTTACCACTGACTCACGCCAGACTGTACCCGGACCTTTCATCTTGTAGCCATTGACTTCGGTCTCTTCGTTCTCCATAAGACGTTGAATCTTTGAAGGACGAGCAAAGATCGAAGCTTCATAAGGAAATCCCGCGTCGGAGTTTTTGATAAAATCCTGAGCAAACGGAGTGTCCAGATATGTAACATCTCTCGCTACAATCTGGTGCTTGTCATCCACACCGAATGCACCGAAACCTATCTTTCTGTCTGTCATGTGATCTTCTAAAACGGGGATTTCTTTCTTGGCGAACTTGGCTCCCGAAGTGTCAATGGCTAAATCACCCCAGTACCAATGCCCTCTTATAATCTTTCCTGAGTAAGCCACCATTGATAAATTTCTGGCAGCTCCTGCATCTCCCTTGGCCCCAACTTTCGCAAAAGTTTCATGATCGGTGAAAACCAAGGCCGACTTGTCAAGCTTCAATGTCTCTTTTATTTTCATGGGATCCTCCGTCGAATTACTTTCTGCTTCCTTGTTGATGACCAAACCTATGATCAACCATAACAGAAAGTAAATAGAATGTCAAGGATTTTTAGGTATTATTTTTCATATAAAAGAAAGCATCCGATTTAAGTATAGATTTCAATAGGTTATGCCCAGCATCTATTTTGTATCTCTGATTGCTTATTTCATGTTGGGTTGTCAATCCTTTTCTTCCAGGCATCCCTTTCATACCCACAGAAAGATAGGTATCACAGGCTACCAGCATCTTTGTTCCTTTGATAGAAACATTCTGCGTGAAAAATTCTGCTCCTGATTTTTTATTGGCTCTCCTGACTATAGAAACAGGAAAGGGATCGTTAAACACTGTTCCCCTAGGAACAACTGTTCCATTGGCTATTTTCAAAGCAGTGGTTAATCGGATACGTGTTGATACTGCTTTATAATCCAGAGTATGAGCCCACAAAAACGCATCAATAAGACCTTTGCCACTTAACTGCCATTCCTTATCTGCCCTCTTGCATATATCTTGAACCACAGGAATAATAGTCTTTCTGAAAGCCGTCTGAGCAAGAGCCGGTTGTCTTGCAGAACCCTTTACCATATATTTTCCTGTAGAAGGATAATAAAACATAAGGTTACGAAACCCAACAAGATCAGCGGTGTCCAGTAGTTTGCTCATATAATCAATATATGTTGGATGATACCAATCATCATCTTCCATTATGATAACCTTTTCAAAGGACACATGCTCTAAAGCTACAAGCATGTTCAGGCACAAAGTATGGGGAAAGTCATTTACTGATGGTTCCCTTCGATAATACTCACATCTTTCTACAGAAGACAAAGGATTCTTTCCGTCATCAACAATAATCCATTGATTAGGTCGCAGTGTTTGATTCTTCATCCATCTGCAAAGTAGTTCAAAAGATTCAGGACGATCTCCTGTGCAAGTAATAACCGTTATGCCTTCTTCTTTCACTACAGACACAGGCATCGGCACGTTAAGTGAAGGTCTCCTGATCGGTGCATTTCTTCCCACTCCATTTATTCTTGCGCTCTCAAAACTCTGTCCTACATGATCCATATATATCCGGGCATTCTCTTCTCCTACCCAAGTGATCAACTGATTCAGACCATTATCCAACTGATAATGAATATTCCTGGCATTAGCAATATGTCCTTCTCCTATCCCTTTTCTGCCCTTTAGCCCTTTCATTGAACAATGCAATTTCCGTGTATCATTTTCATCCATGAATACATACTTATTCACTTTGACAGCTTCCCATATGCGAACATCTACATAAGGATTCCCTGGCAGACATCCTTCTAATATAGGCAATATCTTCTTTGTGAAACCTGTCTGACAAAGACTGGCATGGGCTCTGTTATGAATCCTTCTGTACAACATCAACGGAGCAAAGTAGTACCTGGCTGCTCCTTCTCCCACTAGATCGTAGGTATTCAGGTAATAACTCATCATTTTTATGTAGTTAGGACCATACCAATCATCATCTTCAATGATCAAAATCTTGTCCCCTTTGATTAAAGGCAAAGCCACCGTTAGATTGGCCACTAAAGTATGACCTTCCCCCTCAGAAGGAGTCCTTCTTACATACTCCATACCTGTTCTTAACTTTACAGGAATAGGATCAAAACCGTCATCGACCACAAGCCACTGATCCATCTTTACAGTCTGAGAATCCATCCACTTTCTACACAGCTCAAATGCTTCTGGTCTGTCCCCAGTGGTTGTTACACAAGTTATTGACATACTTGAATCCTTTCCTTAACCATTGCTAAAATCCCATCTTCCTTCGATCTCTATTTGATTGTTCCGTTTTCTGCTTATCCTAGTGCCTGCTACATCATGCTGTATATACTCTCGGTAAACACCATCCCTTGTATGCCCTAACCCAGGAAATTCCTTTAAAATCTTATCGGACAGACCCTTCTTGTGTATATCATTCATGGTTAAATAACAAGGTGCTCCATGATGTACATACGGATGAAATTTCTTGTAATTCTTAATCTGAAGCAATTGGAAATAAGGATGTAGGTACTTTACACCAGGCTCTTGTTTGTGCTGCTCATGCACTCCGTATACAAAACCATCAAAACCTGTTCTTTCAAAGAAGCCTACGCCGAATGTATCACTCCTCATCATATTCAGCATTCCTTGAACCGGAGATTTCAGCATCTTAATATCGGAATCGAATATAAGAGCATACGGAGTTTCCGTATAATAAATACCAACACACATGCCCCTTCCGTGCCCTATGTTGTATCTTGCTTGTATAACTGTAGTTTCTTCAGAAGACAAAGTGGAAACGTATTGATAACATGGATTGTATTCATCCGATCCATCTATTATAATTATCTTCATCTTTGGATGAAAAGCCCTTACAGATTCATAAGCTGCCTTTGCCAAGTCTTTGGTATTGCAGCAAACTGTTATTCCGGTTACACATTTATCAATCCTTGAAGACATAGCCTTCCTCCATATGATAACAAGTCTGCTCGTTAATAAGGAAACTCTTAAGGTTATGTCGGGTAATATATTCAGCCATTCTTCTCCAAAGGTCTAAATCTCCTGGAACGGGTTCTCCTAGTTCCTGATAAGTATCTCTTGATCGTAATGGAATTGTTCTGTAATTACAACAAACTGAAGAATGAGTTAGCCCTTGTGGCAAAGGAAATAATCCATTTGAAGAATATATAGACATTGTGCAGAGCCAATCCGCATTAGTTTTTTCAATGGTCTCATTGATAGCAAACAAATGGTTTGGTGTCCAATAATCATCATGATCTAAGTGGCAAATGTAATCATAGCCGTCACTTAGAATCATATCAATAGCATATTTAGTGAGAGCTGTACCAGCTACACACCAAAGTACGAACTTCTTTTCGTCAACATATCTTTCTCTTTCAATGGCTACAGGAAGGTTTTCATAGTAAAGGTGATCTTGTGGGTAAGATGTAGCTATGCTTACAAATTCTTCGTCATCCTCATAATTGTCTCCGAATAGATAGACCTTAAAATCCTGATGTTTTTGGGCAAACACGGAATCCAAACACCGTCGTAAGTAAGAAGGAGTTTTTCCATCAGGTCTTTTATAAGTGCCTATCAATATGGCAAATTTCATATCATGCACACCAAGAAGATACTGGAACACATATCAGGGTATTGCTGTCCTAGTCTGAAACACCCTTCTACATACTCTGGAGAAAGGATGTCTGTATTCAGGATTCTGTCCCACTGGAAGTTTGCCAGTGCTTTAAAGAATATTCCCGAACGAAGCACTATTCTAAGTCCGGCTTCTTCTACATCATTTTCGAGAGTATTCAGTGAATATGTTCTTTTGTGCCCGTGTTCCTCTTCAGAAGGGGTCACTGCCGAATTATCTTGTACTAAACGCATCTTCACTGCTATTTGTCTTGAAATCGCATTGGCGTTAGGACAGACCAACAAAAGCTTTCCATCATGAAGTAGCCATTCATCTTTGATCTTTCTCAGAATAAGTACAGGATCATCCACATGCTCAAGCACATGAGTAAGGATTACTGTTCCATACTTAATAGGAATCATTACATCCTCAATTCTGCTATTGAGAATAACAACCTCTTCTTTGAACAAGTCATGAGCCTTTGCACAGCAATCCTCATCCATCTCTACACAAGTGACATACTTGAAGTAATGGAGCAATAGCTTGGTGAAGTCTCCGTTATGACTGCCTAACTCAAGAACGTCTTTATCCCTCTGGAAGAAGGGTTCAAAGGATCTGATCATGTACGGGTGCATTACATCCAAATCAAAATTGTATGTGTATTTCATGATTCCTCCCAATAATGATTGCTATTGATTAACTCCTCATAATCCTGCCTAGTAATGCCGATAGGGATCTGGTTCCAACGCTTGCCTTTCCTGAACAATTGACTACGAAGCAGACCCTCATCTTTCCAACCACATTTTGCATAAAATGCCTTTGATATAATATTAAACTCTACCCGCCAACCATTCAGTTTCTCCAATCGCATCTCATCAAAAGCGTACCTCATTGAAGCCATTAGAGCATCAACACCGTACCCTTTTCCTTTGAACGACACATCTCCTATGTCAATCCCATGATGAGCCGTACCATTCCTCCAATCTATGTGTGTCAATTGAACCATACCTATCAGAGTCGAATCAGGTGCTTCAATGGCCCACTTCTGATTCAGAATGTCCTTCTTTAAATTCTCAAACCAGTGTTTATGAAAATCCATTGAACTGGGAAAATGAACCCAACTAAGCATATCTTGTATCTCGGGATCATTTGCCCATTTATTAAAAAGTGTTAAGTCCTTCTCTGCAACAGCCCTCAACAATACTAACTTCCCTTTGATATACATAAAGAACCTTCCAATCTGGCTAATCCAAAGCCGTTACGACCAAATTCATTCCCATTATAAAACATGTAGGTATCCTTATCCAACTCAAAAACATGGGGGTACCGGACCATTTCAGAATCCCAACCTTCCTCGGATACATCAATTCCTGCCTTAGAATCATCACGAACCCAATCTAATAGATTATCGCTTGAAGCATATCCGATACGAAGACTTTTTTCTTTCCCTCGGTGATTCCCACTATATCTATAACAAAAGAACATGTGGTATTTACCATTCGCAAAAATAACATCTGGACCAGACTGAACCTCGTCCTCTTCCAATTTGCTAGGGAGCAAATCTCTATTCTGTTTTTCCCAATGTATACCATCTTTTGATACCGCTAATCGTATCTTATAAACTGGTTCAGGTCTTCCTTCCATCAACTTCCACACCTGGCCTGCAATATAAAACAAGTACCAGATACCATTAAAGATCCTTATCTTTGGGCCACTCATGATAAACGGTTCATCTGTAGAATACCCAATTATGGGGCCTCTTCCATACTTTTTAAAAGTTTCTCCCCCATCTTCACTAATGGCCATCCCTATCGCTGTATTAAATGGAACAGATACACATCGGGTTATTCCTGCGTAGTAGGCACGAACGGCTCCACCAACCTGGAGAGCCGACATGATATAAGTCCCAAATTCATCAAACTCCCCCCTATGCCCCAACTCAAATACCGGGTGTTCCGCCATTCTGACTGTCTTTAACAGATTCCCTCTATCAAGATCAATATAGGCACAATAGCTTATATCTCTTCCTTCCTGGTCTCTGGCCTGACGACATGAGAAGTACACCCTAACAAACTCATCGAATACCAACGCCGAAGGACTTTGAGCATAATCCTTACACCAATCTTTACCCTCAACCTCTTGGGGAGTGAACACCTTTCCTAATTTCTTCCATTTGAAGTCCATAATTTTCTCCTTACACCAGATTGTAGTAATTTAAAAACTCCTTAGTCCAATCTACAGAATTGAACATCAGCACATCTATTATAGACAGACCAGGAACAAAAGGCTTATCAAACTGCTTATACTGCATCCTATCAAAGTCTGCCTTTAAGAAATTCAGCTTGATGCCTTGATCTTCAAAATCCTTTTTGGTGTACAGCTCTGTACCACCTATCGGGTTTATGTAGTGATCCCCACCAAGAACTTTAACAATTTCGATCACTCTGTCCTGTCCGTGTAGTTTATCATTCTTTACTAACTCCGAAGATTTAAGGATAAGACAGTGTATGTTCAGATATTCGACAATGCTTTTCAAGGTATTGATGTCATATTCGGAAACATAATTCCCGTAGTAGTGCATCATCTTGAATAGCAAATCCCAAGTCGGTTCAAAGTAAGGGGCCTTCTTGTAATTGGATTTTATGAACCTCATCAGGTTTGCAGAATCCTTCATGAAATCTATGAAAACCCGTACATTGATATTGTCCAGATAGCTCTGTTTTTTCAAGGCAAAAGTGAAAAGATGTGGGTGGCCATTCGTCAACAACCTGTTTCTGTTTATCCATCCCCCTTTAATATACTGAATATCTTCATGAATTACAAAGATGTCCGATAGATTCATCAACTGAAAATACCCGATATACGGAAATAGATACGGCTGCATGATGGCAATCTTCATGACTATTTCCTTCCACAGAACATGCTCTCCATAATCTTTGTTTCCGAAAACAAACTCTTATCAATTTTACTCAGTACATTGATAAGACCGGACTCAGGAGTGCCTAGCAATTGTCCCTTATCCCAACAAGTATCGTGAATGTAAACCCAACCACCTGGAGTTACTAAAGGATACAGTAAGACAAATTCGTTCATAGCACTGTCATATTCATGCAGTCCATCAATGAACACCAAAGACAAACCGTCAGGTATCTTTCCGATACAGAAACGCAAATCTTCGTTATACTGAATGATATTGGAATATTGACCATTCAGTATGTTCTTTCTGAATGCTTCCTTCAGTTCTTTCATCAGACCGGGGGGATAATGACAAGCCACTCCTTCTAATTCTTCGGGGTAAGGATCTACCGAATAGACCATCTTTCCTACTTGTTCGGCAGCTTTGATCAAAGCAATGGTTGTTCCGCCTGAAGCAGATCCTATCTCAACAACAGGACCGGGAGGAGTATTGAGTACAGCATGGTACAGCTCAAGTGTCTCTCCACCAGAAGCCAACCCACTGAAAGCAGCCCTCCATTCTAATATCTCACTATCGTTCATTGTACACCCCAAATTTAGAAAGATCAGGATAGGGCAATTCAAGATCAAGGTTATCTTTAGGTTTTCCTGTTATGTTGTCATAGAATTGAGCCATCAGCAAAAGACCTCTTGCTGCTATGTCTGGCATCATATAGAAGTTCCAACCAATCATATCAAAGCTATCATCATGGTAAGAACATTCCCTTCTGCCACTGAATCTAGCCCGTTTGAACCACAGATAAGCATCTCTGTCATCTGTAAGAATGGCACCACCTTTACCAAGCTTCAAGTGCTTGTAAGGACCTGTGAATGACAGACACATATGGGAATGGGGTACATACATATCCCGAGTGAATCGCAAAGCAGAATCTATCACTTTAGTTGGTATTAACTGATAAGCTCCCTTCAAAGTCTTTCCTTCTACAGGACTGAACTTAACCAGTCCTCCAGCATGTATGATTTCACAAGGAACTGATGGATATGTTCTTTGGGGAATTGTAATGGATAGACCTTCTACCTTTTCGTACATCAAAGCTAAAAATAAGGCATTGCTTTGATTATCTAAGGCTACCACATACGGTGCTTTGGTATAATCAGACAATGCCTTCTCAAACTCTTCCGTAATTCGGTACACACCTACACTCATAAAACCTCCTTTCGGATTGCACTGCTTTACAGCTATTTTGCTACCGGCTTTTTCACAATCGTTTTCTTCACAGGTTCTCCTGGTTTCGGTGCGGGTGCTGCCGGCTTCGCTATTGGCTTTCCTGTCTCAGGATCAATTTGCTGTCCGCCTGCATCAACTGGGGGTTCCAGTTTCGGGAATCTCTTCTCCTCTGTAGCGTGACGTAGCCTCATCTTTCGGTAGTTAGCAAAGCCCAGCTTCTTGGCCAGCTCAGAATTGGGTATGCCGAGAACATCGACCAATGAGCCGTGTTTAACTCCCAGATACGCTCTGGCACGAGATTCGGCATCACTGAGTTCGGACGACGGAAAGGCTATCTCGATCAGGAACTCGGGTTTCTTATCCACTTCCTTGAAAGTAGCTTCATTCTCCTTGAAGTCCACAGCCTTTTTCACCTTAAAAGTCTCGGCTAAAGCACCTACTTTAGTCTTCAGAAAGAAAACCGGTCTGTAGAAATCAAAGCGAAGGAACCTCTCAAAATAGGCTATTTCATCAGAGATTCTATCAGACATCGGACCTCGGGAAGCCTTTACCGAAGCAAAAGTCCCTTTTGCTTGCCCTGTTGCCATATCTTCAGGCTCATTCAGACCTCCTGTGACAAGATGCAGAATGTCTGTATCAGTATCAGTAATTGTAGGAAGCTTGGGGTTGATTGCTTCAATGGTCATACCTGGGGGAAGCACAAGCGTACTACCCGGAGTCTTCTTTGCCATGATTCCCGTCTTCCTTCGTTCTTCATCGGTCAAAGAAAGCCACAATCTGAAAGCCTTTGCATCTTCAATAGTAACTACCCACAAGTAAGCACCAGCTGATTTCTTGTGGTCGATCTCGTATTTCTTCAATGTTTCGTAGTGATTCAGCCACACAAGAATGGTGCGAAGATAGGACACATTTCGACGGGTTACAAAGGATCTGTCCCAGGACACTATGAACCTGTTAAATCCACCCAGGCTGTTGAATTTGTTGTTGGAGTTCTTAGAACCTTTCAAAAGTTCCTCTTTGAATCCTGGTAATGCCCTGGCTACTTTTATCAGCTCTTTCGGATAGTAAGCTATGTATATAGAAGGAACCAACTGAGTGTTGGTCCCATCATAGACCGAATACAACAACGGCAACATTGTTTTTGTTGGATGATAGAAAATACCATCTTCACCACCTCCGTTTATAGCAGCAGGATCTATCCAGTCTGTTTCTACAAATCCATCTTCATGGACAGTAAGTAAAAGGAATAGCTCTCCTTCTATAAACGCTCTTCCTACATACTTAGGCCAGAAGGAATAGAGTCTATTTCGGGGATCGAGTTCTGTTTCATCTATAGCCTCTTGCACTTCATCAATTTCAGAGGTGATCTCAAACCCCATTCCAGTAAGTCTGCCTACAGTCCCTCTGATAGATGTTCCTACAAAAGGACTTTCCTCAAACTTCTGCCAACAGCTCTTCTGGAGAGTCTTTCGGTCTCTTTCATTAAAAGCCTTACCCGTAGCAAAACCATCAACATCTTTTATTCTCTCTCCTTCTTCCATTATATCCATTTGCCAAGGCATTGCAAGACAGTTCTTCATCGGTAAGCTTCAAAAGAGCTGAAGCCGCTGTATTTACCTCTAATTTCTGTATTTTTTGCATGATTTTCTCCTTTTCTGTAAAAAAAACCTTATAATTTCTCAAAAATCACGATTTTTAAGGTAAATATCAGAAAAAAGACCAAAAGTCAAGCTATTTTTAGTAAATTCCTAGGGGATTATCAGAATATACCATAGTACCGAAATAAGATTCCTGACTTCTATCCTTAAAGTCATTGGCATTTATTTCTCTACCACCGAAGATTGTCCAGGCTACAGAAAACATGCAGTCATCCTGAACACCACTTCTCTCCATTTTCTCAGGAGACCCAAACCAATGTTTATCAGGATCGTGATAGAAAATCTTTGCCTCTTCTCTCAGGATATCAGTATCTTTGGATCCCCATACTCCGAGTGGGGGACACTTAATCCTTGCTCCTAAGGCTGTCAGATACAACTCCACAAAAGCCAACTTCTGTTTGTCGTATGTAGGAAACACCGCTTCAAAAGGAATGCCCTTCTCTTCACACCAAGGAACTAAATCCCAGATACCCCACCGCTCTCCACAAAGCTTGTCAAGACCATCATACTCTGTGTTACAAGCTTCGATCAAGGATTTCAAATCCTCTAAGCTGTGGGATTCCACATTGACCACATGAAGCATGAAATAGACATAAAGTGGAACAGTCTTTTCGTCTATCAAAAAAGGTCGAGAAGCACTTCCGGGAAGACCTTTAGCCATGCAAGTGAAGATTGTCCGCGCTCCTCTGTTTGAAACTTTCATCGGGTCGGCTCGATCTATTCCAGCCAGTACAGCCCATTTTGTGTCGAGTAGTCTTCCAAGTTCTGACAGATCAGACAAAGTGGCCATAGCGGGAAATCCACCTGTATCTCTCAATTGATAGTAGTTTTCTAGCGGCATAAGTCGTTTCTTGAGAATTTGCAAGGCTACCTGCTCTTCTTGCGTTGACCGATTTACTTGACGCTGTTCTAGCAGCACTCTCATACTGTCTTCCAGTTTTACCTTAGCCGTAACGACTTTAACCAGCTCGGTCGTGTGCATCGGAACATTGTCTACTCCGAGATACTGCATAGCCTCGATTGTTTCTTCAGTAAAAATCCTCTGAGTAGCAGAACTCCAGGTGTTGAGGAAGTACCGTTCAAACTCTCCGAGAGGGAACTTACTCCGATAAGAATCCAACTGCTGCTGATCCATGTTGGGATTCCAGTAGTCATCAGCTTTCCCTTCCCTGCTGAAGCGGTAATGAAAGAACAAGGACTTGTCTGCCCTCTTCACGTAAGAGTCAAAGAGGTTATAGAGAACGTGCGTCTTTGTGGAAACGGTCGAGTCAATAACGCCGAACGCATTCGGAATATTACGAATAGATCCGTCAAGCTGGACAAAGAACTTCGGGTTCTTCATGTCAAAGATTTCCGAGAACGTGTATCCCGTGATGTTCGACACAATTCCCGAGAAAGAAGAGATAGCCCTGATAACAGAAACATCATTGTTCAGGTCATCGGTCAGCTTGATCTTCTTTTCCTGGATGTTCTTTTTCCCTATGACTTTCAGGAGATTCGGTGAGTTTATGATGATGTCCTTCATGATGTCGAAATGGACAAAGGTGATCTGTTCTTTGGAGTTTGCTCCGAGAACGATCTGCTGCTTTGACCAATTGAAGAACTTCCACAACTGTATCAGACACGCAAGCAAGGACTTACCTTCTCCCCGCATCCAGCACAGAACGATGAGCCGGTGAATGAATCGTCCGTCAACCATTCTCAGTGCCGACCGCACAACTTCCTTTTGTGCTTCCCATATTGTAAGATAAGATTTCCCGGTTCTCGGGTTGATTTCACTAGGAAGTTCCCCGATAGGACACCACACAGCCATTGTGGCACCTACGGGATATATTGGAATGGACACGTTTTCCTCACACCAATTGATAAACCCTTCCGGCCCATCTCTGTAAGAAGAAGGTTTGTACATGATGTACGGGGGCAGGGCGTCCACATCAACAGTGTAAATATCTTCCGGATTGAACAGATTAGTTACCGGCTTCTTAACGATAGCACCTTTCTTTATAATGAGGCTCATAGTCTCACCAGAGTAAACACTAAGAAAGTGCCTAGTACCAGAGTAATAATTAAAGCAATATAATCAATAGCTTTCATGACTTCTCCTTTGCTGCGTCCTTAGGGTACTTGGACAAACAAGCTGCCAATTTTATCATAATCGTTTGCCTCATCTTTACTTCAGATTCTTCCATGCTAAAATGGTCAGCAGGCTCGATAACCAAGGTACTAGGTTCCGGAACATTTCCTTCAAAAGCGGATTCCAACCCCGTACAAACCTCATTCAAGGTAAACAAAACTTCCTCATCTGTCAGGAGAACCATTACCGTCTTCATCTGATAACTCCTTTCTGTGATCCGGTTTCAGCAAGAATCTTCTTATAGTAGGTTTTATCCCCGCGTTCAGGATCTCCGGTATCAGAAGAACCGTCAATAACCGGAGCATTCTTCAGCTCAGGCTTCTGTCCGAAGGCAAAGGTTATATCTAAATCCTTCCACATGATATGGATAGCTTTCAGAGTTTCCCGGATCTCCTTATAGATAGGATGCGGCAAGATAGTGCCTTTCTCGGAAGTATATATCGGAGAATCCAGGGATAGTTCGGTAATCTGCATCCGGACAAGCATCACGTACAGGGGTATGATCTGCATCCCTATCTTAAACAGCATGACATCATCAAGCCGGGTGTAAGTGCCGAGAATAGCTCCGTACAAAGCCCGGAGATAGTTCATCTGCACGGCACATTTCCCCCGGTGAATATACCCACAAAGATCGACAGCAGGGCATGTCTCCGGAGAACACTCTTGCACCCCGTCCCAGGCAAACATTGTCACGCCGTTCCGGACAAGTCCCTTATCCAGGTTCAAGTCCCCTATCTTCAGTCTATTGATATTGGTTTCTTCTTCGGTTGTCATTGGCTAGTACCTCCCTTACCCCAGTGATAACAGATCACACGCACATTGTCAAGCATTTTCATCAAACATTCGGTACAGAGCAAACTACCGCGGTAAATATGTATCGTGTGCATCAATTGATACTATCTGTCAGCTTATGCAAATGATACATACACTAGCGGTCGGAGGGCTCATGTGGTAACCTGGGAAAAAAATGTGGTGAGTGAGGGATCATACCCGGGATTTGGGAAAAAAAATATGGTGAGGTCCGCATTGCTCTGACATACTTTTTTCGTCAAGATAGCACGAGGGGTGCTATGTTATTAATATCATTATGTTTTTTCGTTTGATTGCATTCTATGTGCTTAGTCTATATTTAAACGCATATAAACGCATATATAAACAGACTAACACACACATACATATACTATCATACACTAACACACATGGACATGGACATGTACATACATACATCCACACACATACATATACTATCATACACTAACACACATGGACATGGACATGTACATACATACATCCACACACACATACACACACAAACGCATGTATATTCAAGACAATAAAAAAGCACACAGTATGATCATACTGTGTGCTTTTGTTGTTTACTGTGTCAATGCTATGACTTGTGTGCGCATAGAAGTCATATGTAATGCGCGTTTCACGATACGAGAAGACTTGTCATTGTTAATGTGTCTTTTAACTCGCTTGTGTGCGTCTTCTATTGTCTTACACAAATCAAGCTTTACGAGTAAGTCTTCTGTGTATGACAATAACTTGTTATTCTCGACACATAATTGAATGACAGAAGCTTGAGACTTGCACATAGACAACATGTTGTTAAATGTGTCTTCGTCAATTGCTTTATTTATATTGACTTTGACTTTACTTTCTTTCAATGCAATGTGATTTCGACGAATTATGATTGTTTTATTCTTTCTTTCGATTCTTTCTTCGTTTGTCATTGTTTTTCTCTACTTTCTTTATGAATCAGTAATCATTTAAACAAGTTAACTATTCAAGCAAAAGCTTGTTTCATTGCTAACATGTTTAAACTATTGATTATTTGTCAAAGAACATACAATGTTTATTTGATAATTGCTTGACTTTATTAGTTTATTTTATTTTATGTTTTAATCTGTAATAAGCTTTATTTACAATTTGTTTCACTCTCGTTATTGATATACTATAACGTAAAGCTATTGTTTTTACTCGTTCTTTCGCTTCATATCGTTTGAATATTTCTTTATTTCTTTCTTTGTTTTCTTTCATTATTTCATGTCTTTCTTAGCTATAATCAATTTGATTAACGCAAAAATTGTCAATATATACACTATAATTATCATGTTTTTTCTCTTCTTTCTGTCAAGCAATTGTCAAAGAACATTGTACGATATACTTATCGTCACAAACGAGATTAGACTTTAATCTTTTCTTGTTACTTTGTCAAGAAAAAGTCTCAAGCAATGAATATTTAAAGCTTTTTTATTTATAAATTTTTTTCTCAAGAAAGATTTTTTAAAAGCTTAAAAGATTAAGCAAATCAGCACACTAGAACAGACCTACCTACCAACGGACGGGACATACCTATCCTAGCCATCCTGTTTTCCCGTATACACACGTACCGTCCACTGGAAGGCAATACGCGGCTTTCTTAAAAATCCCAGGATACGGTCAATATACAGGGCAACCAGATCCATGCGTTGGGACCTCAAAAAATCCAAGATCCTGGAGTTATTTAAAGTCCATCCCTGCCAGCGGACGGAGTATAGGAATATCCGACCTACCATAGGAAAGGAGGTTAATTCGTCGGAGAGAGTAGTTTCTTAGTATATAGAGAGTATAGTCCTAGTCTGATGCCTGGAAAGAGGTTTCAATGAGGATTTCCCGGGCCTAATAGGGATATTCATTGTAATAGCAGCCCATATCCGGGTTTACGGACGGTCCGTTACGGAGTGCGGGGAAGTCCGCAACGTCCGCAACGCCCGCAACGCCTTGTTTTTACCGGCTTTCTCGCCTTGTTTTTACCGGCTTTCTTGCCTGTTTACCTTTCCTACCTATATACCTGGGATATACAGAGTATTACTTACAAGAGAGAGAGTAATATATATACCTATCACCTGGATTATAACAGAGTATTGTTTTATCCGGTACTATATACATACCTTGGACTATTGACAGAGTTCTTATCTTAACAATACATTCTTCCTTCTCCGGTACTATACTGGGTATAGGTTCTTGTCTGTTCTCTTCTTGCTTTTTTTCTTCCTACCTTTGGATGGCTTACTGGAGATGGTTTGTTGTTTTCTTGGCTTAGTAGGTTTGTTCCTTTACTTTCTTTTTCTTCCCGTTACTTCTCGGTAATCCTCATCACTTAGGTTTTCTAGCTTTAAATCCTTTGGTACTTGGCTAAGGATCTTTTCCTCTTGTTCCTTGGTAAGATCAAACCATTTAAACTTACTTTCTTTTCTCATTTGGTTTTTTACTCCTTTACGGTTATGTCTGCTTCCATATCTTCTATAAACTGTTCACTTAGTTTGGTTGTCATAACCTTTACGACAACATCACTAAGGTGAAGGATGTGGTCACTGTCAAACCTTCCGTCGTAATCGTGCATGTCTCGGAGAATAGCATGGACGATGGTCAACCTTGTTTCTTCAATAACCTTTTCTACTAACTGATTTGGTTTTAGATTCATTTCTATCACCTCCTTTCTTTATTATCTTAACACTATCTTGTTGGAATGTCAACATATATTTTATGCCCTTTTCTGCGGGAAATTCTTGTGGGAAATTCTCTTCAGAAAATCCTATCTTTGCGGGAAATTTACATGGGAAATTCATACATGGGAAATTTACTTGTCTAAATGCCCTTTTAGATACTCTTTTCAGCAAAGGACGTTTGTCGGTGTTGAATCACCTTTTTCTTTATGACTACTCTCTTGACTACTAGCCTGGACGTTATTGCCGTTGATATTACCTTTTGTCTCAGAAATACATCATCACCATTACCACCTAATGTCAGGAACTCTCTGATTTGCTTCATTATCATTTTTTAAACATTTTCTTGACAAACCAACATGAGTTTGTTATACTGTACTTGACAGTAAATAGTGATCTGAGATGCTTTTCCGCGCTTAGATTGTGAGACAAACCGAATCTCCGAGAAGTTCTTTGACATAGCCGATCGAAGTAAGTCTAAGACCGAAAAGATCGCATTGAGTAAAGCCTAACTAGCGTCCTCAGGTTTTGAGCGAGGATCAAAAACGATCAGATCAGCGGCTATAAGCAAACTCATAAATCCTCAGTGAACTCACTGCTCGAACTGGTTTTTGCAAGTCAGAGTAAAACCTGGCGTGACATTCTTACATCTCTTAATTCTTTACCGGCAGACACTAAATTAGAGTCGGCGATAATAGCAAGACTGCTGGAGCTGGCTATTCGACTAATCAGAAAATCTATCAATTGGTAATTTACCCTCGGTGTGCGTCGAATGACAGATGAGCCGGTAATTAACTTAGTCAACGTCATCAGCAAATCGGTTACTACATGAGATAGCCTGAGGTATACTCTCTTTCTTTTCTCCTTTACGCTTGCGTCTGAAATTGGACGTGAGCTAAGAAATCGGAGCGGGTAGGAATGAAACAACTTCGGTTGAGCAATTCAGACCCGCTCCGTTATCAAATAACTGGGAGGAATAAATGAAAGCAAGACATGGTTTCTCGATCTTTGAGAACAGAGATGGTTATCGGTTGAATCATTATGCAACTAGGTCTACGAAAGAGTTTGAAGTGGCAAAGGTTCGTATCATGTCACTTTGTCGGGACATTCGCTTGAAACACCTTCCCGCGAGAGTCTTTGAAGTATGGGATGGTATAGATCCTATTTGCAGAATGACTGTCTCTTCCGATGGTTCTTATTCGATTCGACCTTATCTCTTGCCCCCTACGGGTAAGAAAGAAGAAAACTGCTTGGAAAAAGATTATGAACTGTCGATTAGGAATAGGAAAAATAATCAGCAAACTGGTAGAGTAGCTGGTGATGTCACGAATTGGTTGACAGCTAAGCCGCTTGACAG